TAATACTCTTCAAAAAATTCTAACACAGAACGATTCAAATGGCTACATTAATGTACCCTGTAGGACTCGAGCCTACGACCGGACGGTTATGAGCCGTCTGCTCTAACCAACTGAGCTAAGGGTACGGAAAGCCATAAACAGTCAACCAGTAGAATGTGTGGCAACAAACCTGTTATCGCATATCTTGGAGTGTGACTATTTATGAGTGATAGTGAAGATATGCGACAACATCACTATTTTATCGAATGATTTTTATAGTTTTCAATATAATTATGTACCGCCCCTCATCGAGGGGCTATTTTTTTATAACTTAAAATAAAAAAAAAGAACCTCATTATAATTAGAGGCTCTTTTTTAATAAGCTAAATATTCATTTAAAGTATTAGAAAAAGGTTCTCTCGCTTTAGAAATTAAAGATGAGAGGCCTTTTGGTTCTTTCTTCTCTGAGACAATATATTTATTCTCAAATCCAAAACGTACAATTTCTACGAAAATCGCTAAGCCCGCAGTATATCCAAAAAGCAATTCTAAAATTGCATGATTTCTAATTCGTGATTGTTTTTTATATTTATAAGCTACTGATAGATACGTTTTGAGAATATAGAAAGGAACAAATAAAGTCATTAAAACACTCAACTTTATATTATTCTTTTTGAATGTAGCACGAGTTAAATACATAAGTCCACTATAATAAACTAGCAACGATGTTACAAAAATTATAATAGCATTCATCTTATGTCCTCCCTGCTTCTAGAATCCTTCTTTTTTAATAAAAATTTTCTGATTCTTTTATTTTCCACCGATCTCTTTTCTCTTTCTTTAAAAGGCTTGGTTTTTTCCTGTTCTTGCAAACTTTTCCTCACGCTTGATTTCGCATCTTTTTCTTCAATACTTTCTGTATCAAGATCGTCCTTAAAGGTGTATATGACTGCTAACACAGCAAAAATCACATAAGTAGCTTTAATTAAGTATAGCATACTCATTTTAATTATAGGGTGAATTGTGCCTAAGGTAATACCAATAAAGATAAACGCTACACTTGCTATGGCAAATTCAATCATTCTTTTACGCCTTATTTTTGCTTGGTTGCCTTGCGGTGTTAGATTATAAAAAGCTAAGCCTATCGAAGACAAATAAGTAAAAGCATACAAAAAAACGGCATCGATAGTTGCCACTTTATATGTACTCACTAAAAAACTAACAGATGATATAACTGTTAACCAATTTTTTATAGATTTTGCATAATTTTCTTTTCGTTCCACGCCTGTTCTCCTTAAAGCCGCCGATATATAAATCTTACCTTTACATTTCACCGCTGTCAATGCATATTTAATTTATTATTTTAATTAATATAATATATGTACCGCCCCTCATCGAGGGGCTATTTTTATCGTTGTGGAATATTCAAATACCAACGCTTATCATGAAAATCTTGTGCTCCGCCTTTAGTGTTCCCTTCTGGATCATTCGTTGCACGCATCATGACGTATACTTTCTTGTTGGGGAAATTACGCATGTTGAACGATACATGATAACCAACTTTTCCATAAGTATTGTAAGCTTGATTTACATCTGGTCTATAAATTCCATCAGCTCTTACTCGAGCTAATTCTTTTCCAGTATTATAGTCCATAATGAAAACATACTCGTATTTATAGTTAGCGATGTGCCATCCAGCAACATGCAAGTTCGCATTTTCGATTTCTCCGAACTGATCAATGTGGGCATAATTTGTTCCATCTGTAAGTGTAGGATTTGCAGCACCTGCTCTAGTTGGATCAATGACTGGTCTATCATCGGAAGTTGTCGGATTTTCATCTGTAAATCCATGGGCTAAATCGTAAGCCAGTTTTTCCTTACTCACACCCATTTCTGACAAGTATCCATAAGGATCTGTATGATCGCCCCAAATATTTTGTGTTACCCATAAATGCGATTTGATTCCTGGTTGGTTATAAGGAGTGTCTAATGTTAATGGAATACCATATTTTATTGCTGAATCTCTAGCCAATTCAACGTATGCTTTATAGTTCTTTTCAAAAGTTGCTTTATTATGTGTGTGTTGTAACTCAATCTGCACAGGACTATTGGCATTAGCATACGAACCAGCACCGTACTGTACATAACCAGGTTGTCCGACTTGATAAACAATTCCACCGTCTCCCACAATGTAAGCAGTGTAAGCACTAGTCCATGAACGTTGCATATACTGCGCTTCATTGCGTCCTGTTGCTGTTTCATTAGCCGTTTCATGCAGTAAAATGTACTGATTATTTGCTACTTGTGAGCTACCTTCATTTGCACCTAAATTGAATTCATTGTTAATCGTATAGGCGAACCCGTTAATTGGCAATAAAAAAAGAGCCATTAATAGGCTCATCGCAGTAATAGTAATTTTCTTTTTCATATTTTCCTCCTATTTTTTCAAATTATATGTCGACACACCAGTTATAATTCCTAAAAATGCAGCAATTGCATTGATGGTTAATACTGTCATATCAGTTTCATTCCATCCATATGCTTTTCCTAACGTGGCTACTAAAACAGATGCAGCTGGTAATACTGTTAAAACCGTCCATTTAATGACTTGATAATACTTATCGGGTAAAATCATTTCTTCTTAACTCCTTTCTTTTTTACCGAGATCTTTCTCTAAATAAAGTTTTAATTTGTTGCGTGTGTTCTACCAATTTTTCTGTATGTGTATCTAATCTTTCATCGTGTTTCTTTAGTTCTTCATGAATCATCAATCGATCTGATTTACTTGATTCTAAATCTTTTGTTAATAGTTCCAAGTTGTAACTCACTTGTGATAGTGTTTTCGTAATTTTTGTAAATGATGCGACAATCGGTCTAATTACTAATAAAATCAAAGAAACGATAGCAGTTATTGATCCTGCTATCGCTCCCCATTCCCCTAAATTAATCATATTGCAACTCCTTAAATCAAAATAAAAAACGCATCACTTAAGATGCGCTCTCTTCTTTGCTAATAATTTTGTCTGCTTCATCTTCTGTGATGCAGAGTGGAACAAATAGACGAACTTGATCGTCAGTAAAACAGCCCCAATCATACATCATTTTCACATCGCTAAAACTAAACATACTACTCACCTCCAATTAACAAACCTACTAGCCATTCCCAACTCATGCACTGTAATCCCCCTTAAGTGACACCCTAAAGCACCCTAGAAGTCACTAGGTCGCTTGTTGGAAACTTTCTGTAGATCTTGTTTTAATTTCCTATTTACCATTTATCACTCTCCTTTTCTCAATATAAAAAGGCAGCCGATTTCTCGACTACCTCGCTTTCATTTTGTTTTCAGTTAGTTCACAGTTTGGTTCAATTGTGACTTACTTTAAACATAAGTTTTGTCTTCATCATACGTTGTGCCAATCAATTCAACATCTGTAAAGTCACTTATATTATTTCTGACAATGTAATCAATGTAAGACATAATTTGCCATGCCCATCGCTGATAACCGACTGTATTCAAATGGATACTTCCAGTCATATATGGATTTGGTGCGCCATATACAAATGGTGAATATTGATAGAGGTCGATTAAATAACAGTTAGAAAACATTGCACATATATCCTTAATGGCTTGATTAACTCCACTATCAACCCACGTTTTATATGGATATATAGTCAGAAAGAATCTCGCTTTTGGCTGAACTTCTTTTAATCGCTGAATGATTTTTGCGTAGTTCCCATAAAAACTATTTGCGTTTTTGGTGTAATCAGTAAGGTTAATGTCTGCGGTTGTTCCTATCGTCAAACTTTGGTCGTTATTCCCTAAAGCAATAATGTAAGCTGTACATAAATTCTCTGGAAGTACGGCGTCCTGACCCAATTTATCAGTGTTCCAGCGAGCAGCTTGCATACCACCTTTTGAAAATAACTTAACTTCACATCCGGTTGCTCTAGCAATACAGGCACCCCATGAATATTCTGGTCTATCTAGTGCAATCCCTTGTGCATTAATTTGAATTGCTCCACTTGCCAGACTATCGCCAACTACTCCGATTTTATGGAATATGGAAGTATACCCACCTGATTTATCAATATTATCCAGAGGCTTTTCATTAATGATAGCTCTTTGGAAGTTATCAATATAATAAGGCTGATAACTTGGGATAGTGTCAACACTGGGAACCTTAACTATTGCGTCAGGCATGTTTTCGGCGTTCGCAAAGGCAAATCTTAGACCAGTAACGCCAGCAGGTACAGTAAAGACACTTTTCGTATTTTCGTAAGAAACAGTGTTTTTGTTAGCATCAAAGTACATGATTGTACCGATATTCGTGCTGTATGTTCCGTTTTTATTAACCGTTCTGAAGATATCACCAGCAGTCACATTTGTTAGTGGCGTAGTATATTTACCAGTTGAAGCGTACGTACTTTCCGCATCAGTTTTCTTCCAAGTTGCCAAGTCAGTGTCTTTTAAAATATTATCCAAGTCTAAAATGTTCGAACTTCTGGATTTCAGGTAACTAGATACTTTGTCAATTTTGGCTTGCGTATCGTTTGAAATTTCCTTTAGGTCAGTAGCCGTAACACCTTTAAAAACATAGCCATATGGCACATAACTCCTATCTGTCCTGCTTCCAGTTTTTACAATCATGGCTGGCATTGTGGTTTTACTTACGGTACATGACCAAAATGTTGCTCCTGCTGGAATGATAATGTTATTCCCTGTGTTTACACCTGTATTTTTTGATACGTACTTTCCTGCCTTATCAAAGAATATAATATTGGTCACACCTAATGCTTTTCCTTTTGAATCGAATATAACAAATTGTTCACCAGGTACACCAGGCATTACTGGTGTGACGACAAAGTCTGCCTGATTATATGTGTAGTCTGATGTGGTTAGATTTTCTAAATTCCAAGTATAAATATCATATCCAACTAACAATTTTGTGGTATCTAAGAGGTTCTCTGATTTCGTGTACATGTCTTTTCTCACGTCAATATCTTGCGAATTTAAATAAACACCACCGTCTGTCCATGCAGAACCGCTCCACCAGTACCAATGACCCGCAATATACCCCGGTTCAGAACCTACATAAATATAATTTTTGGATCTATCTGTCATATTGACAGCAAGTGAAGCAACGATAGGCGCACCACTTACCACTCCAGCCACCCTCAAATCAATATAACTTAGTTCCGCCTTTTGTTCCAACTGTGCGGTAACAAATGCCTTATCTGCTTTATTAATTTTAAGTGTGTCGATATCTGTGCGGAATTCATCTGAGCTAGAAATAACCTCGTCGATTTTCTGATTGGTTTGATCAATACGGTCATTTACCTTATCAATATTATATTTATTTACGTCAGAAAGCACCGCTGCGATTTCCTGATTGGTTTGATCAATACGATCTTCAAGTATAGTTAGATCATTTTGCGCTGAACTAACATTTTCAGAAACAGCTTCAACTTTTGCTAGTGTCTCATTTACTGCATCTGCTGCTTTTTGTTTAACTGCATCGAGTAGTTGTTGGAAGTCTGTAATGAAGTAGTCTGCTTTATCTTGTGCCAATCCATCAATCTTAGAACGTTGCATACGGAACGTGAAACCTAAGTTATCGCTCGTTGATCCGTCTGAATATTCGATATACACATAAGTTTCCACCATGCCGTTATAAGCTTTCATGGCTTCTGGCAAGATGTACACGACATGTCCATTTAGAAAGCTTTCAGTGATAAGATTTTTCGTGATAAACGGAATTGGCTCTTTGGTCACTGTTCCGTCTATTTCGTCATAGATAAACATTAATAAGCGTAAGTTAGCGCCTAACAAGTCTGCGGGTGTGCCGTCTTGTTTTTCCACATTAAATTCTAGTGCCACTTGGTTATCATATGATTTGAATACTAATCCAGTTGCTTTCAAATCAAAATCTTTCGGTTGCGTAGGCACTTTTATTGTCCCACTTTTAATGATTTGCACCATTATTTCACACCCTCTATTCTAACGATTTGGATTTCTGCATTTGTGCTTTTGTGGTAGTTCATATTTTCAGTGATTGCTACTTGAGCAGAACGAACGATCTTGTAGCTTGTATCCGTCACACGTTCTAATTTCAACTCATACATTTCCATACCGCCGGCATCGTCATATAAGTTAGTGAACATGACAACTGGCCCAGTCACGTTGTTTGCTTCGTACACCTGACCGCCCCAACCTTGAATGTGAATACGAACGGAAGTGTAATGTTTCATACTATCGTTTAACTCGATCGTTGTGCCTACGCCGTGCTTTTCACCTTTGAATAGTTCGAAGGTTGTCACGACTTTTCGGAAACCCGGACTGTTATAGCCGCCGTCTTTACCATGCGTGCGTGCGATGTAGATGTTTCCGCCGTAACCGTCCGAAGCCCAAAACAATTTACGCTCGTTGTGTTCTTGCATGACGCCTAGTAGCATGAACGAACCATCGCCGAACATCGTTATCTGTCCGTTTTTATACCATTGGTTAGTGGTGGCATAAAAGCCCGGTGGAACGTCGTACACGTTAGTATACTTCTGACCTAGTTCGTTATCCTTCAAAGCAATACCACGCGCGTTCATTGCGATTTCTGGCGTACAAAAGCCGGCATTTAACGGCGTAGCGTCTACGTGCGCTTGTTGTGGTGTGCCATCGAAATGAATTTCTAATTGTTGTAAAATCCAGTCGATAGCCTCGCGCATTTCTTTCGTTTCTTTTTCCAATGTTTAAACCTCCTTAATACGAGAAGTTGCGGTTAGTATAGTGACCTATGCCTTGTACTTTAATCATACGTTTTGCTGTATCAATTTGTACGTTTGCGAACCCCGCTTCATTCGCTGTGTTGTATTCCTCTTCGGAAGGGAAGGCTTTTGTTCCTACAATGATTTGCGTTGTACCTAGATATTTCACTGTTTCATAGTGCCAATGCCCCGCAAAGATTGCCGCAACTGTTCCGCGTCCTTTTGTTGCGAAGTTGTAAGTCTTTTGCCCTATTGGGTTCGGATTGTATCCTTGCATAGAATTGTAGTCGATTGTCACGCTTGCTCCTTGTTTGAAGCCGTCTAGTAAGGTTCCTAATTTCGTCACGTTTGCTACGTCGTTTTCTCTTTCCATAGGCACATGTCCTACGATTACAACATGATAGCTTCTGTCAAGTTGTTCTAACCATTGTCCAAAGGCATGCAATTGGTTTTGTCCTAGTTTTCCATGAGGGAACTCAGCGCCATTGTAATATCCAGAAAACTCGATGAATTTTCCTTGCGAGTTCGTAGCGTCTTCGAAATCGTCGGTGTCAATACGATAAATTGCAACTTTTTTACTAGGGAACAAAGTAGGACCGTAACGGCTATCATATGCTACGGCAATATCCGAACCTGTCAACGAATCAAGCCGCGAACGTCCGTCATTTGCGTATGGGATTTTACCTGTTTCATGGTTACCACGGCAAAGAATGATCGGAACTTCTGCGCCTGCTGTCGCTACGCTAGCAAAGCGTTTCAACACGTGTAAGTTCTTCGCGCGTCTTTCTTGTTCGGTATAAGGGTAAATACCCGACGCTGTTCCTCCACTGTATCCGTCGATATTATCCCCGCCGTACACCATCGCGTCCGCAAAGGTTTCTAGCGTCCTGAATTGTCCGACAATGCTCCAACGACGTTCTGTTTTGTCTTTCTGGTCGAAGTGATCTAAGAATTGCTCGTGTGAATCGACGTGGATATCCGTCATAAATCCCATGTTAAACTTAGTTTTGTCCGCTTGTGCGATCACTGTATCTAAGTTAGTAGGACGAACCCAGTTATACGCGCCTCTGTCGTAGAAAAGTTTGTCTCTTTTGATTGGCACTTGTTCTGCACCTTTAGGAACATTGAATGTTTTATTTTGAATGTCGTCTAAGCGAGCGGCTAAACTGTCATAATCTCCTTTTGCTTCATTCAAAATGTTAATGATCGTACCACCTGGATCGATATTTTCCAGTATTTCACGATTATCTTCTAACCACTGCTCCCAGTCATTTTTACCCTGATCCATGTAATCTTTGAATTTTCTTAGCAAATCCTCAAAGGTCCACACATAGCCAGAGTCGCGTAACTGGCTTCTAGATATTCCAGAAACGACTCGATAGGTAAAATCCTGTGTGCTAAATTGTTCACTCCAAGTTCCATCACCATTAAGTGATCGGAAACTGAAATGTGCGGTGTTTTCACCACCCCATTGCCAGTCAGGCTCACTTAAGGTGTAAACAAGCCTTGCTTGTGCTGGACTGTATTCTTGTACTTTTTGTTCAACAGGTTGGTTTTCGCCAAATTTTGTTGTATTAATAAAAAATGGCACTAGGCCATCGAATGTTTTTAGTTTGCCATGTTCCACCACTTCAACAACGAACTTTTGAGTTAAAACATCCCCTTGCCGAATCCGAACCAAATTTATTCCGTTATTTGGTTCTGTGGTGGATAGGACCATTTTATGTTGCGTTTCTGCCACGACTATCCCTCCTTTAGAAATTAATATAGTCTCTTGCATTATGAAAATGGCCAGAAGAAGATGGATAAAATTCATCCATAAATTGGAAATGAAGATGTTCTCCAGTTGATGGTCCAGTTGTTCCCATCAGCCCAATTTGCTGACCAGCAGTTACTTTTTGTCCTTTTGAGACATCCACACGGCTTTGATGAGCATAGCCTGTATACATTCCATCAGCGTGTTTGATTACTGTCCAATTTCCATACCAGTCATAATAGTTTGCATCCCCTGCAACAATCACTTCGCCATCTGCTGATGCAAAAATAGGTGTATTAGGATTTCCATTTACAAGGTCAATACCGTTATGAAATTCTTGTGCGCCTGTAATTGGAGAAGTGCGCCAGCCAAATTCACTCGTCACTCTGATTGGATCTGCAATTGGTTTTATATACCCTTTTGATGCAGGAATTTCCAAATCTTTGAATTTGTCGTACCATTCTTGTGCCCATGTCGTCCGTTCTGGATGTGGATCACGTGGACGTTCAAAGTTAGCCACGAATGCTTGTGCTGCTGTGTTGATATCGGTCAGATTCATGAATTGTGTCCATGTATAAGGATAAGCGCTAGTTGCGATCCATTGACCATTTGGTGCATGCCACATCAACAATTTGAACTGTGCCGTGATCGTGTCTGGATCATCACTGATGCCAGCCTTTGTCATTAAATTGATCATGTAAACACGTCCGCTAGTTGCGCCTGTGGAATTCGTCCATTGCCATACACCATAACCGAATCCTGGTGCGCCATTGCCCTCATCGGCGGTTGGATTAGCATCTGATTCTCCTTGAGCATTTCCAAGTAAGGCTGCAGCAGCTTGTTTAGTAAAGCCAGCACCTATTGCCATTGCCCAAATCTGCCAATAACGTTTATCCCGATCGGTAGTTACTTCTGGTGGATATTGTCCATTCCAACCGTTATCGTTTCCTCCAGTATTGTCTCCTCCAGTATTGCCTCCACCGTTTGTATCGATTTTAACGCCGTTCACATATAATTCTTTGACATCTAGACGGCCATCTATGGTTATATTTCCTTCTGAAAATTTACCATCACCGTAAAGATTATATTTGCGCTTATCAGCAGTAACGTCTGCTGGAATTTGAAAAACAGGATTCCCTCGATCGCCGCCGTCCCCAGCGTTAATGGAAAAAATATAGTTTGGTTCTTTCCATACAGCAAACCCATTTATTTTTCCGCCTCCATAAGTTGCTACGATGGATCCAAGCGATTCTCCGTGAACATCGTCAAGCCCAGTTGAAATGACCTTTTTTTCAAAAGAAAGTTGTCCTCCTTCTGCCACTAATTGGAAATCTTTATCATCCAATGTCTTTAAAGCTACCCCTTGCACGAGAATACCTGAAAGAATTCCTGCTTTAATAAAATTAGCATTGAAAGTTCCATCCAACGTCCACGCGGTCGTGCTATCGCCATTGTGTACATCTTGGATTGTTTGCCATTCACCTTTTTTACACTGTTTGAAAGATATTCCTGAGTTATTTTGGACCATAAAAAAGCGTGATCTAGGAATGTTAGGTCCATCCATATAAACAGTTTCATAGATTTCTCTACTATCACTAACACCAGATTCAATTCCATTTACCCAATAAATAGAACCGCCATTATCTCCTGCGCCTCGCATAATGTCATCTTGATATTTTCCAATCTCTGTTGATTCGTAAAATGTCATTTTGCTAGATTCTAAACTATTAATATTATTGACAATAGAAGCCGTTTGTTTTCTAACATCTTGTGTTAAATTATCCCCTAGTTCGATATTCGTTTGACCGGTAAGCCGATTGAATGTAGTTTTATAAATACGAGTTTTATAGTGATAACCTTTATCGTATCTGTGAATAGTCACTGTATTTCCTATCACATCTCCTCCAGTGACTTCAGCTTTGAATTGTACTAACGGTCTAGCAGAATCGATTAAGGTTGAATAAGTATTTTTAAGTAATTCTGTTGGATCATCTATATCATCAAACACTACTACGGTTTCTCGTTTTCTCATTGATCCATCTTTTTGTGGTATCCCATACTTTTGAGTTGCTTCCGGATCTTCAAGCCAATTTTGGCCTTTAGGCTTATCTAAAGGATCACCATTCGACTTTTTCCATTCAACATCAGTGAATTCAATTCTTCTACCGTATCCGTCGCCGACCTCTTCGCCTCGCCCGCGACCTATCATTGAAGTTGAGATTGAGCTTCGATCTATCTCTCTTACAACTGTTAATGCTTTACTACCATATACAAAACGTGTATTCGATTCTTCACCAATTTGTTCATATACTTCGATCCATTTATCCTTTATTCCATCAGAATTCAAAGAACACCTAAAGACAAATTCCATACCTAAGGTTTGCAATTCTTTCAACGCTTCTTTTACAGAGACATAGTAAAAAGTTGCAGTTACTGCTGGTAACATTGCTTCTACGTGACCAACGCGCCAATTTCCTTCAGTAAATTCAATCAATCGATCAAGGACATTTTTTAAGGGCTGCCCACTCGGTCTAATATCTTTGATGATGTAAGCATCTAATTCATTTGTTGCAAATCCTAACCCTGTAAACTCTAATGTTTCAGATGGGTCGCTAACTTTAGTAATTCGATACAACGAAAAAGACGACTCGTTTTCACGAATCGCCATATATCTTGCATCCTCTATTTCTTTATCATATTTTGTCGTAACGTATAGAGTATCTTTCATTAGATCGCTCTTATCAGAACTAATTTCTTTTTCTTGGGAGACTTCAATCAAACTTCTTGTATTTTTCCTTTTAATAAGTTTTTGCAAGTGATCAAAGAAATAAACTGTCTCACTCAAATTGTCGCCCCCCTATAGAATATTTTAAGCTTCCCATTATTGCTAGTTATCTTCTGACCTTGCTTAAGATAAAAGTTCTCAAAATCACTTTCTAAATCAATCATAGAAGTACAATCTTCTCCGTTTACAGTTACCTGCTCATCGGAAAAATCAAAAACCAACACGTCTCCTGTTTTTATTGCCGCATCAGTTATCGTGATATTTTGTTCTCCGTTTGTAATTTTGATTGAATTATTCATGGATAAAGTAACTTCAATTTTTCTTGGTGTTATAGGAAACTGTATCGGATTTCCAATATAGCCATCACTAACACATTCTTTCGTATACTTTAGTGGATCCGCACAGAATACATTAAAACTCGAAATAATAGAGTTGGAGTCTCCTGGAACAGTATCAGTTGATGTATAGCGACCGTAGTAATAAAAATCTAATTCATCATGAAACCTAATTTCCACGTCTTCATTCCGGTATAAATAATTCAACAGCTCTTTGAATTTAAACTGTAGTTTTTCTGGATCTCTGTCTTCCAACTTGTATGTTATTTTTAGTGTTCTTGAAGGTATTTTCTGATTTGTAATGATTGAACCAATTTGTATATCTTGCTGTTCAACTTCTACAGAAAGCATTTCTCTACCTTCCACCGTGAGTGTTTGATACCCCTCAATCAAATCTTCTAAATACATTCCATCGTACATCATGGCAGACGTCGGAAGGAATCGTTTAGAACTAGTGAGATTAATGGTTGTATCTTTGAATGAGTACATTTTATTTTCTCGCTGATCCAAAATATTCCCTCCTAAAATTCTAGATTAATGTCTGCACCTTCGCCCATAGCTTGTGCAATATCGTCCAAAAATAATCTAAACGATTGTCTTCCAAGATTGAATTTAAATACAGCTGGTTTAGTAGAGCCGCCCATATTTACTTTATGTTCAACTTGTGCACCAATGTTTTTATTTGCATTTTTCAGATTTGCAGCTATATCTACATCAGGATTTGCATTGAAAAGTTCCGCGATAAAGTCTGCCATACTTCCAACAGTATTCTGTACATCATTGAATCCTCCCATCAGACCTTTATGCAGACCATTCATAATAGCCTGACCAGCTGGAATCAATAGCTTTCTATCGTATTGGATAGGTCCTTTGTGTTCACGAATCCAATCACCAATACCTCCAACAAAATCTTGCACAGATTTCCATGCATTTTGTAACCCTTCTAGAAAACTATCCATGATAGCTTTTCCGGCTGCTAATAAGTCGATATTTTTCAAGTTATCAAACCAGCCAGTTACTCTATCCACCGTATCACTAACAGCATTTACTAAATTATCCCATGCCTCTTGAGCACCATTTACTAAATTGTTGAAAGTATCTATAGTACCTTGTTTTAGGTTTTCCCATCCCTGAATGATGTTGTCCTTAGTTCCAATAACTAGATTAATAAACCAAGCTTTGAAAGAATTCCATAAATCTTTCGCTCCTTGAATCATATTATTAAACAGATCGATTGTCCCTTGTTTTAGGTTATTCCATCCCTGTTTAATACTATTTACAATATTGTTAGTTGTCTCTTTGATCCATGTGGTAAAAGAATTCCACACATCTTTGATGGTAGAAGTCAACACATTCCAGATATTTATCACAGTATCCTTTAAGGCTGTGTAATAACCAACAACTATATCTACAAACGTTGTGATAATGTTTTGGATATTTGTAGTTAATGTAGTCCACAGCATCGATGCATCTTCTTTTAACTGATTAAAATTGCCTGTTATCAAATCAATCAAAAGTAGAATTGGACCCATTACAGCAGTTTTTATAATTTCCCATGCAGATCCTGCGATTGATCCAATTTGAGACCATAGGTTCGTAAAGAAATCAATCATTGGCTGAAAGACATTTTTTATGGCAATAACATACGGTGCTAGAATGTTTACAATTCCTTCCCAAGCGGAACTGGCAGCTTCTTTGATGCCATCCCATATACTCGAAAAGAACTCTTTTGTTTCAGTCCATTTATTCTTGATCCAATCTGCCGCTTTTCCAGGGGCTTCTTGAATTGTAGTCCAAACATTGTCTGCGCCTTCTTTAATGGACTTCCATAAATTGTTAAACCATTCTCCTGTAGATTTCCATGCATTCTGAATCCATTCTACTGCCGAGCTTACAGCAGACTTGATTCCCTCCCATAAGCCAATCCAAAAGTTTCTAAAATCTTCACTCGTATTCCAAAGATAGATGAAACCTACAACAAGTAGTGCTACCGCAGCTATAACCAGAAAAACCGGATTTGTAAGAAGACCCATTGCTTTACTTAATCCACTAAACAATTTTGAACTTTCACTTAAAGCTTTAAAAGCTACTTTCACCTTATTGATCCATATAATTACTGAACCAATCATAAAAATTAACGGTCCTATAGCAGCAACGATTAAGCCGATAGCAACCACTAATTTTTGAGTTGATTCTGGTGCACTCACAAATTTCTCTACTAAGCCAGAAATAGCATCTGCTACTTTTCTGATGGATGGTGCTAGAATCTTTTGAATCACAATAGCTGCTGACTCAAAAGCTCCAAACATTTGCTCGATGGAAGAATTCATATTATCTTGCATGGTCCGAGCCATATCGTCAGCTGCACCATCAGAATCTTTCAGAGATTTTGTTAATTTGCCCAATGAATCAGGTCCTTTATCAATCAAAGCCATCATCCCTGATAATGATTCTTGCCCATATAGTGTTACTAAAGCATTTTGTTGTTGTTCAGGCGTCAGGCCTTCAAAAGCTTTTTTAAGTAATTCTACTTGAGTTTTTAAAGGTTTCATTTTACCGTCAGCATCATAAAACGAAACACCTAAATTATCCATTGTATCTTGCATAGCCTTTGTTGGCCTTGCTAACCTAGACAATGCTCCTCGCAACGTTGTACCTGCTTGAGAACCCTTAATGCCTGCGTCACTCATAATACCAATAGCTGCTGCAGTTTCTTCCAAAGAAATACCCATTGAATTGGCTACAGGAGCAACATACTTCAATGCCTCTCCCATGTCTCCAACTTCAGCATTGGTATCCGCAGCAGCACGAGCAAATACATCAGCGACATGTCCTGCTTCACTTGCTTCTAAACCAAATCCTCTCAAAGCAGTAGCAGTATTTTCAGAAGCTAGAGCCACATCCCCTCCAGATACAGCTGCTAAGTCTAAAAGACCCGGCATTGCTTTCATGATTTCTTGTGCGCTAAATCCAGCAGAAGCTAAGTTTTCCATTCCAGCAGCTGATTCTTTTGCGCTAAAAGCAGTTTTTGCTCCTAGATCAATCGCTTGCTGTTTCATCTGTTCGAATGTGTCGCCAGTTGCTCCCGATATAGCTTTTACACGACTCATTTGTGCTTCAAAGTCACCACCAACTTTAGCAGCTGCTACGCCTACTCCTATAAGAGGTGTGGTAATATACTTTGTCATTGCGGCACCAGTACCTTGCATCACTTTACCAACAGCGGTTGTCATACTATTTGAATTCTTTTCAAAAGTTTTAACAGCATCTTGTGCATCTTTAAAAGTCTTTACAAATCCACTATCTGTGGCTTTTAATAAGGCTTCAACAGAAAATTGTTCCATGATTTTCCTCCTTTCCTCAAGAGTTAGCTTTAGTTAGTAAGCTTTGGAATTTTTTATCTTGTTTTGAAAGTTCGGAAACTCCCATGATTGAATCTTCGATTTTTTGATAATTGAAGAATTCTTCAAAGGATCGATATACAGGAACTGTCTTTTTGCCTACTTTTTTCTCCGCTTGGACTTGCTGATTTGCCCACGCTAATTCGTGAATCAACTTTTCTTTGTCAAGCCAAGATAACTGGGCTGCAGTCATACGAATGTTGTATTCATATAAAGTCATTCTTTCGATATCTGAGATATTGGTCATTCCCAAATATCGAAAAGAATTGATAAGAATTTGTTCGTATGCCAGTGCAGAATCTATTCCGCTTGTTGTTTTTCCGCTTCTTTCAATTTCTGATTCAGGTTTCGGACCGCTAACTTTCCCGCGTTCGACTCCGCCAATTCTTTTAGGACTTCATCAAACAATTTTTCGATGTCTTTAACTTCATCGATGTAATCATCCATTTCATCCAACGTAATAGTTTCTTCTTCTGTTCTATTTGCTATTTCTAAGACTCGTGACAACGTGTTGACATTATAAGAACGTAATTCCGGTAAGACTTTTGCTGAGAGTCCCATTCCGAATTCCATATTTCCATCGATGAAAGGCATCACTTTGTCTAATTCACGTACAAATTTAGTGCCAAATTTAAACGAATATTCTTTACCTTTAATTTTTAATTTCAATGTTTTTCATCCTCCTAAAATAAAAAAGAGAGCATCTAAGCCCTCTTATGCTCCTGTCGAAGTTGCTTTCACGGTATCTTTGAATGCATATTGAACAACATCGGCTTGATCTTCTGTCAAGGTTGCATAACCATCTTGACCAACACCATTTACTGCAAATGATAAACTTAATTCAACGTTATCCTCTGCAGCAGCCGATGGAGTAAATTCAGACACATATGCTTGGTAATAAGTAGCTTTGTACTTATTTGCATTATCATCTGTTCCCTGTTCTGCTTTGTTGATTTCCCAAATTTCAATGATATCGCCATTTAATAAGGCTTGTTTCATTTCATCTACATGAGAATCTCCTTTAGCAACTATTGAAGTAGCCGAAAAATCATATTCAACTGGACTTAAACTTTGAACGTTTCCGTCTTTTGTCACTGTAGAGTCTGAATCTCTTGATAAACCATTTTCGTGTTCTGTTTGAAATGCCATTTTCCAAGCAGCTTCCTGAGTTTCTTTTTTCAATAAGCGATAAAGCAAAATGACATCAATACCTTTTAGTGCTTCCATGTTCTTCCTCCTATCTAATTCTAAATTCAAGTGTGACAACCGCCCGCTTTAGCGGTGTATTCGTTGTTGTGTCGTCCATCACTTGAATTCCACTTGCTTGATAATTTAAAGCCCAATAATAGCCTTCTGTGGCTTCTATCAATCTAGCTTCATTAAAAAGAGCAGATGCCATATTTGACACCTGCTTTCGTTTCTTCTGTAATCCCCAAACGGATAAAACCACAATCACAGACCCTTTAATGTCAGTTTTATTTACTTCATGGATGGTCTGAGTGTTCTCAAATTCCACAAAGGGATAACCAACATCCTCTAAAGTTTTGTAATCGTATGTTTTATATCCAAGTTTGTTTTGGGATATTTTAAAAAGTTCATCAAAAATCGATTGATCTCTTGTCTTAATCATCATTTCACCAAGGCTTTCATTTCAGCCATAAATTTGACTTTTTGGTAATTAAACGCTGGTCTAACATAAGGCTGTGCCGACATAAATCGAGTGCCATATTCTAGATACATTTATGTTATCGTAAAGGCTTTTTATCCTCTACCTCTTACTGTTACCAGTAAGTTCGGCATACATTTTCAACCATGTTTTTATGGTTGTCGACCACTCGTGGGAGTGTTTTATTCTATGCTTTTTATACAAAAAAGCATAGGTTCAACCCCTATGCTCTACGGTGTCAGCAAATTTTTAATTTTACTGATTACCTCGGTATTTTCTTATTTTTAACAGGTTCAAATAGTTCAGGTGGGCGCATACCGCTTCTATAATATCTAGAATGAAGAGTTCCGTAATTTATTTTTAAAACATCAGACCACTGTTTTATACTTTTCCGCTCACCATTCCACTCAATCCAAACAGTGCTTGTTCGATTAATTGCTTGCTCTTTAAAAGGAATCCACACGCAATTATCTGGACAATACATACCGTTCACATCAACTCTTTCAATCGTTAATGAATCGTTGTATCCGTGAGATAAAGCCCATGATTTAAAATTTTCGTAATCTGACCACTCATCACACATTGTGATTCCCCTGCCACCATAACGATTGAACCTTGTGTTGTTCGGATTTGTTGTCCTTTGCTTCATCCCTTGCCACGTCACGTGGAGCCGATTCTCCCCACCAACCGTATCTCCGTGTGTAGTGCGTCTTAAGTTTAGACTATCTTGTTCCTTCTTTAAGCATCCACACGATTGAACGTTTCCGGATTTTAAAGAATCGCTTCTAACAAGGTGTTTATTGCCACAATCGCATTGGCATACCCAATAAGATTTCCTGCCTGCTTTTTTAGCAGAGAGCCCTATCACGGTCAACTTACCGAACCGTCTCCCTGTCAAGTTATCAAACCCATTTCCTTTTCTTTTGTGCACATCAATAACTTCAAACATGGTACCGCCTCCTTAAGCTAATTATACCATGTTCCAAGTTCGATTGCGCGTTGTTATAATAAGATTTTTACCGATTTTGGTCGATTCCAAACCGTATGTTACCATACGTCCGCCCTATCTTAGCAAGGCGCGTACTCTGCTGTCGGTCCTACAATACCAGTTAAACCAGCTTCTAAAAGATTCATGTTTATTGATCTTCGTAAGTAACCTGTATCCACTGGCGCACCTTTTTGCATTCGTTCAGTCATTTCAGCAGTATTACTTTTCACGACTTTTTGAACGTCATTAAGCGTTGCTGCTTTTTTCAGATGTCGCATCAGCTGATCGATTCCTTTATATTCAAGTTGTGCCTTCATCAAGAACCACCTCTTGCACAATTAGACTATTTCTATATGCTGGATTTCTAGCTGTTTTTTGTTGCCAAGTCTTTCCTTCAATCTCGATATAGTCAAATGTAGGGATAGAAAAAAGAGGCTGCGTCCTAATGACCTTCGCCCCTTCTTCCACACTACCAAAAATAGTCACACTTCTATCAGTGCCAATATCTGTCACGTTTGCCTCTGTTCTTGTTCTTTCTGGTTTGCCTTCAACCCACTCACCGAGATCTGGATCATATTTAGAGTCAGATGAACGTTTAACAAATATAATTTCATCTGTAAATCTCATATAAATTTAAACCTCCCTCGCTTTGGCTTGTACAACTCTTCCTGATCTTTACGCTTAAATTCGTCAATCTCATTTTGATACTCTGAAAAATCCGAATCAGGAAAAGCCATAGATAAACCCTCTTGAGCGTATGAAGTCATGCCCTCTTGCCCAATTCGGTTAAAACGTTTGTTCGTTACGTCAAAAACGATGTATTCTAGTGATTCTGGTGTAACAGAAACGCCTAGCAATGACGCTAAGCGCTCTCTAGTTCGTCTCTCGATAACTTCTAGCTTATCATCTGTAGAACCGCTTAGAAGCTTCTTAACGTCATCTTTAATTACCATTCGTACCTATCCTTCCTACGGCTCAGTCAGTGTCAAAACGTGAGTATCTGTGTGTGATCCATCTTCCGTTTTTATTGTTGTCGTGTATTTACCGGCTGGTACTGTGTCAGTCCAAGTGATATTACCGCTAGAAGAAACTGTCAATCCGCTTGTTACTGGCGCAATTGAATACGTCACTGTTTTATTTGTTGCGTTTTGTGGCGCAACGGTGGCTGTTAATTGTCTATTGCCAGCAGTCCCCGCAACTGCGCTTGAGGTTTTAGGCGTTACAGTAACGCCTATAACGGGGATTGTTACTCCCCCGCCGGTTCAATTTTACCGAACGCAGCATCTTTGACGATCATAAAGCCGACATCCATTGTTGCACGCAACGCAACCAGCTCTTGTTCAAACAAGTTTACAGGAGTGCCATCTTCGTTTTTAAGCGTAGATAATTGCGCATCTTCTGAAATCTTGAACGAAATGTTGAATGGGATACCATAGAACATATAGTTAAAGTCACCAGCGTACAATTCACCTTTACCCAATGCTTTCAAGTCAACCACAGGAAGACCATCAATCGTATTCGCCGAGCGGTCATAGATAAATTCAACGTTTGTACCGACTGTTTGAGCGGCAGAACGCAATTCTGTGCGGTTTTTACGATTTGAGATGAACGCATTTGGTTCAAATTCATTTTTGCCTAAAGCATCTTCTAATGCCAAAATGTTGTCATAAGTCAAAGGACCTTTGATAACATTAGCCGCTGCAACGACAGATTCTTCTAAAGACTGTGGAAACGGATTGTCAGTGTTTAGTAATGCAGCCGCATCAAACTTTTTGTAGAAAGCTTCAGCAATTTTAGGTTGCATAACAGTGAAGAAATCTGACATTTTGTAGTGCAAGTATTCACGAGACACAGGAATAATCACGCCTAGCTTTTTAGCTACCATTGTCGCTTGCAACCATTTAGGTTTAGATGTTTGAATCTTCTCACCTTCACCAACCCAGTATGCGCCAGGACCTTCAGCAAAGTATTCAAATTTCTTTTCCTTATCTGTCATTTCTTCGTATTTCGCCAATTGCATTACTTTCGAGTTTTCCATAATGTCGTTGATAATCAAAGTATTATACTTGTCAGGGATTTTACCCTCTTTAGTTTCATAAACTGTTACATTATCTGGATTCCATGTTTGTGCCATATTGTTTATTCCTCCTATTTGATAATTCGATTTTTAGCAGCTAGTTTAGCCACTGTTTCTTTAGTATTTTTCGATGCTGTAAATTGTCCACCTTCATTTGGTGGTGTTTGTCTTGCGTTTTCTCTCTTAATCAAAGAAGCAAAGTTAGTGATGACTGCTACAGCTTGTTTTGTGGCATCTGCATCATCAGAAACAATCAGACCAAGTAAATCATCATCGTGTGGTAAATTTGCATCTGTCAGCATTTTAGAAGCTTCTTTCGTCATTTCAGATAGTGCCTGTCCACGCTTTAATTCAGCGATTTCAGCTTCTTTTTGTTCCAACTCATGCTGTAGTTTTTCTTCCGCATTCATTTTTGCCAGCTTTTTAGCTTCTTCTTTTTTTGCTTCTAGTTCTTTTTCCCACGCTGCTTTTGCTTTATTCGTCTCAGCAGCGATCATTTTCGCTACTTCATCACGAGAAAATGTTTTGCCAGTATTGTTTTCTTCTTTTGCTTCGGTCGGTGTCTCTTGTGAGCCAGCTGGTAAGTTTCCTTGTTGTCCCTCATCACCAGATCCACCATCTCCTGGTTCAGAAAAAAATTGTAAGTTCATTGGCATAAATAAACGTTTTTTCATGATTAATCCTCCACGGTTACGCCGCTACCCGATAAATTTGACCAGTTACGCCGGTCAGCCGAAAATAGCTTTCTCTTTAACGCCTGTAAGCTGTAAGAAGGCACAATAAAAAGCCGTTAATTTGTATTAACGGCTTGATATTCGTTCTATATAAGGTGCTGTACTACATCGACAAAATGGATGCATATTAGGAGCGTTACTTCCTGGCTGCATATCGGCAACATCAAAAACTTGATTATTTAACGGTATACATAGTTTGCACGCCGTTGGTTCTGCTATATAGATGTACTGGGTAATGCCTGCATCTCTGTAACTTCGTTCTTGGATTCCTACCTGAACTCTAGTCGTTTCAGTCACCATCAAACGTTGAGTGTTGAACTTAGTGTTTTCTCGTCCTTCAGCTGTTAAATATTCTGCCAATTTAGATGCAAGTTGCTTGGGATTTTTCCCCATCGTTATACTTCTGACTAACAACCTATCTAATTCTGATTTCAATTCAGATTGATACATCCATAAGCGATCACTAAAAGACACGTCATCACTCAAAAAGGAGCTGTTTATTACTAGTTCTATCAGCTTTGCATATCCACTTGAAGCAATAGTCATTTCTAAAATGCCGGCTTGTCTCTTCAATTCAGCTAAACCAGCTTTTGTTAATTCATTCGAAAAGTACTTATCCAATTCATTAAACAGTGAAATCAGTTCAAGTCCGATATTAGCTTTTAAGAGCTCTAATCTATTTACACGCATCGTAAGATTGTATAGCTTTAATTCTTGGTTTGCTGTAGGAGAAAAATCTTTCTCTTTAACATACTTCTTTGCTTTGCGAGCGAATGCTTTGACGTCCATTTCACTAGCACGCTTCATCGCTTCGCTACGAGTGATTTTCTGACCATTGGAGAAACTGTCCCACTGCGCGTCTATTTCTTTTTGTATCGCATCTTGTGCGTATTGCATGCGACTTTTAATTTCTGCCATGCGCTTTTTATCATCTTTAATTTGTTGCTTTTGCCATTCCTTTTCCCGTTTGATCCAATATTCTTGGGAGTTCATTTAATCACTCCCCTGTTTCATCTTTTTTGTTGTTAATTACTTCTTCACCATCTGAATCAAAAATGCCAATCTGCTTTTGCGTTTCTTTATTTACTCGTTTCAACTCTGCCTGTACATCTGGAACAAAAGAAGCGAGTCCTAAGATCGTCTCTTGACTGAGTTCAGCTCCAGCATCAACCAAAGATTTCAACTCTTCCAGAATGGCTTTAGGTAGATTAGGCGTAAATATTACACGTAAGCCTTTCAAATCGGAGTTATCCATTTCAGAAATACTTGATTTTAGGCTAAATAAAAGACGATAACGCCGCATAAGACCCTTTTTGAATAGCCTTTGCTTTGTTGCCGTCATTTGTTCAAATCCAAATAATTTATATTTCATCGCTTCTCCTGATTGCACTCCGGAAAAATTGTCATCAGTAAGATCAGGAACCATTGAGATTTCGTGGATATCCTTGCGTACTCTGTCTTTGTATGCTTCTACACCGTTCACATCATATTGTTTGTAAATATATCCTGCAGTCACACTTGTTTTATTACCGTTCACATCAGTTCCAGATTCAAGCAAAAGCATATTCGCTTCTTTCTGCTTGATGGCGTCCTCTGTGGACAGTCCTGATGCTTCAATATCACCACTAATAACTAGAAGAGCATCGTTTAGATCAGTCATATAGTTGGCGGTATCAGACTGCCCTGCATCGTATAGATCAATCAAAGATAGTACATCTTCATACAAGCCCATCCGAAAACGATTAGGAGAATACTCTGTAATAGGTACCTCTTTATATTCATGCGGTTCATCTTGAGGATTCTTCAATTCAATTGCTGTTAGTGTCGTCTCATCATAAGTGATACTTTTTTCTTTTGTGTATACGATTGGTTGAATGTACTGCTTATCAGCATCCTTGTTGAATCTTGTCTTAGGATACCGTACAGCCAAAATAGGCTCTCGCTTTACTGTAGTATCATATACAACAAACGTTTCAAATACATTAGCCAAATCAACATAATCTGTATCATCTGAATCTCGATAGATAATCTCATAGGCTCTCCCATACTTATCCATATCAAGCCAGAGTTCAGCATTTAACCCATCTATGTCATTATTAGTATTAAACTCTTCGATTTCTTTTTGTTGATTTGTATCCTCGATTTGCACTTTTATGGGATTGCCTGTGTTGTACCCAACATCAAACGTACAAAGAACTTTTCCAAAGTTATGTGCTGATCGGTGATCCGCTTTTTCCTTTTCTCTACGTCTACGGTTATCCATGATATTTGTATTTCTAGCTTTGTAATAATCATCTAATACACTAAGCCGCTTTACCTGATATTCATGATGATGTTTTATCATTGCTGCTAAAGTATTTGAATCGTTAAGTAAATCTTCTGCTGAGCTAAATCTATAGTGAAGATTTGATTCTACGCTAAACTTTACATAATTTGTGTTCACGTCGTTCGAATAATGTATATCAGTACCGTATTCAAATTCGTTTACCTTATCCATTTCTCACACTCCTTAAAACATACGTTTAACACGTTTAATCTTTTCGTTGACATTAACTTTTGGTTTCTTAAGAAGCTCATGAGTATATATCGCATATCGAACGGAGTCTAGCACATCATCATATTCTTTTATTGGCTCACCTTTTTTCTTGTCCCAAATGTATTGATAAATTTCATCCCGAAATTTCATCACTCTATCTTGACAGATAAACAATTTATCTTGTTTAAATCTCTTGGCGACTTCCTCAACTCCAGATAACCGTGCTTTATGAGCATTTTTAGCATTAATCTTTTCTCTTACAAACCTAGCCACATGCTCCGGTCTCGCAGAGTCACAATAAAAAGGCACTCGTAAGCCGTAACGCTCTTGAATGCCTTTTGCTATATCTACCCAATAATCAATCTCTTCAAATTGAGTAGCATGTTCTTCGATTAAATAAGCTGTTCCGTCATCCGTTTCACCTATAACTACGATTGAACCCCAGTGTTCATATCCCCAGTCAACACCACAATAAAAGTTGCTCAAAGGTGGTAAGTCTTTTGACTGGATGTAGTGCTTGCTAGCATCAAAATCACGATAAACGACACCTTCTGCAGAAACCCATAAACCTTTGATATCACGATCATAAAACATGCCGCTTGGTGTTGATTCTTTAATATTATTTCTATAGCGTTCAGATAAAAAAGTATTATCATCCAATTCAAAGTGGAACGATTGAATGTTTTTACTTGAATTGTCGATATACTCTTTCTTCAGCCAGTGTTCCGGGTTGTCAGGGTTTGTGTCAGCTAGGATTCTCGCTCCTGTTCCTGAACAACGTGAAACGATTTCAGCAAATACTTCTTGTCTAGCTAGTGATGCCTCATTGATATAAGCGCCATATGCTGTCATACCACGAATTGCACCAACACCGCCAATGTTTCCTGTATAAGCTTGTACGACCTTAACGCCAAATAACTTAAAGTTTCCATGTTTATCGAATTTAGGTTCTATGCTGTACATGTTGTATAGTTCCTGTAAGATGTTCTTTTGGATTGTTGCACTTGAAACTCCTGCTAGGATATACATTGGTTCCTTAATGTCTTCTTCATCGGCAATCTTTCGCACACGTCGCAATTCAAACAAGAACAAATCATTGTTTATTTTTGTTTTCCCAGAACGTTTTGCTCCATGTAATAAAGTAATAAACCAATCATTCTTAATGGTTTTATTTAACACGTCGATTTGCTTTGGGTTATAAATATCAACTAGTCCCATCTAATTCACCACTAATCTTTTCTAACAACTCATCAAGTTTTTCTTCGGTAGAACGCTCTGAGTTTATCTGTAATTGTTCTAATTTTGCTTGCATTAATTTTATTTCTGTTTGAGCTTTTTCTAATTGCGTTTGTGATAACAGCGATTTATACTTCAAATACAAATCCAAGGCTTTCAATTTGCTTTCTAAATCTGGTGTATATTCATATTGCATATGTTTAATAACCTTGTTTTTCTCCAAGCGGTCTATTTGCTTGCTCACGCTTATTTGTACTTCTCCTTGCCAAATATCTATCAATTCATTTAAAGCGTCCTCAGCACTTAATTTGCGCTTCTTTTCGATAGGATTTAGCCGTTCATTAATATACTGTATTATGTTAGGTTTAGTTAGGTTTTCCTTACCTATTACTCTTGCTGATCGTTTGCTATAACCTGCTTTAATGGCGGCTTGAGTAGCATTACCACCATTTTTTATATATTCATCCGCAAAAGCTTTTTGTTTTGGTGTCAAATTTACCACATTCAAGCCACCACCTTTCAATTTTATTAACAATATCTCTCAATATTTGTCTGTATGTTCTGCTCACTAAAATATCCATGGCCACAGTAACGAAGATTGTACTTATCGATCTCTTTCGGTGTAGCTTCTCTGGTCATTTCAATGATGGAGTACTTCTTTTTGATTTGGACTGATTGGACAACTCTAATTGGATCATCTGCGTTTGGTTGCGGATATTTATTTGATAATGATACATACCAGTAGTTTCTCATTATGTATCACTCTCTCTGTTGGTTATTGGCAGAAAAGGTTCGCATCATAAATTCCATAGCCTGTCCTTCATTAAACCCTTGTAGAATAAGCTGATCGTAGAAATACTTAGCTTGTTTTGCGATTAACGCTAAGCTTTTTTGAGTTTCATAGAATGTCGCCTCCATGGTTTGGTTTGCTTCATTCGTTTTAAATAACTCTCTTAATTGGTTTTCATTCATAGATAAAACTCCTTTCAAAATAAAAAGACCACTCAAAGAGTGATCTCATATGTAATGCACAGGCAGGGACGTTTCCGATCCTGTGCTTGAGTCATTTGACGATTCATTTGTACCAAATCCCAAAACTCAATCTAACCTAACCAACTATGTAATAGCAACCTACACACAGGCGGTTATCCTGTTCCTCCCTAGGGCTCGCACCACACGAGTTCATACCCCCCTCGGTTACTAATTGATGTGACAGGATTCGAACCTGCACCTTCTGATTAAAAGTCAGACGTATCACCACAGATGCTTCACGTCAATAAAATATTTAAGCAAAACAAAAGGAAGAACCATTTACTTGAACAGTTCTTCCTATACAAACATATCTAATTCTTTGTGGATTCACATTGTGAAATTTACTGGCTTCAGTAATACTCTCAAATTCTCTTATTTTTCTTCCTTGCAAATCCTTTTGAATTACTCTTTTTCGATTGGTAGGTTTCTTCGCAACACATAATCCCGTCTGCCATTCATGCTTAACGTTATCTTCTAGCGTCATTATCTCCAAGTTTTCTTGGCGATTGTCTAATTTATTACCATTTTTATGGTTTATAGTCATACCTTCCAAATCCGATCCGAATATCAAAACACCAAAAAAAGTATGAGCCTGTACAACTTTCCCTGCCAACCTAAATCTAATGTAGCCGGTTGATGAACATATAAACCCATGAGTACCTTTTTCTGTCGTAACAATTCCTGTTTCAATGTCGTAACTCACTTTATCTTTGTTTTTCTGAATGTGCTTGACCATCTCGCGACTAGTTCCAACCATTTTCATTACCTCCCAAGCAATATTCCCAAAATAAAAAACGCAGTCATAAGTGGGATACTTCATCCATGCGTCTACCCTTTCCGCCACAGTGACAAATTAATATTGTGAAAATAAATACTAAGCGTATAATTTTAGTTATCAGCGAGTGGTCCGCTGAAATAAAACTGAAAGGAGAATTTTTATGAGTAAAGCATATATGTTAACTTACGATTTAAATAATCCTGGTCAAAAATACGACGATGTTATTCGAGTAATTAAAGAAGAAATTTCAAATGGTGTGTGGTGTAACTATTGGAAATCATCGTATTTACTAAGATCTAACCTAACTCCCAATCAAATGTTAGATAAGCTCAAACCATACTTAGATAAGGGTGATAAATTTTTTGTTACCGAAATCGTTAATCACAATCAAGGTTGGCTTACAGACAAACAATGGGAGTATATTAACAATAATATTTTTTAAGTTTTTAGTTCGTCCTAGGCTGAGAAGTGAAATCGTAAAGATTCCCATCGCTGTCTTGAGGAGCAGTTTCATCTGCTTCTCTATTTGAAACTTGGATTTTAAAATTAGCAATTTCATCTAAAGTTTCTTGTAACTGTTCGACTTGGTCACTAGCCTTGTTGAGCAGTTCTTTTAGTTCAGTCAAATCTAATTTGAAAGTTGCTTTGATTTCTTTATCCATTCGTTTTCCCTCCAATACATAAATTAATAGACAGCAACGGATGATAGATAATAAGAACAATCAGAAGGAGTTGAAATTCACATCCTTATTCTTAATATTTCCGTTGCTGTCTATCGAAGCTTAATTGTGAAACAATAATAAAACGATGTTCCTTTTATTATTATTTTGTCTCAGACCTATCACTAATCTTTCGACACTACCATAATATCACGTTAAAACACTCAAAAACCCTACACTATCCCTACAAAAACCCTACAAAATCAACGATACTGAACTAATACGCCTTTTTTGTATGCTTCAGCAAATTCGATCAATGCGATGGATTTCAGCTTCTCTACATTCTTCTCTCCGTATCCTCGTATCAATTGACCTATTTCATAATTAGAGTGCTTATTTACGTCACAGAAGCTGTAGTAGAGTATCTGACGACTAATCAGACTGAGAGCCATCAAAGCCGCTAAAATCGCGTCTCTCTCTGCTTCTATATCCATCATTTGAATGATCGCGTCTTCTGCCTTATTGACGTGCTTTGGTGCCTTCGGCATATCGGTTATGATAGGCGACTTAATGTCTATCAAAGAGCGACCTGCCATCCGCTCCAAGCGCCGAAAGTTCTTCAGCACATCTCTCGCATTACATCTTGTCTGTTTGAAATCTACCTCTCGTAACAATTGCATCAAGTCAAACCGCTCCTTTATGTGATATAATAAACTTGTGGAATTTATTAGATCAGTCGGAGCGATCCGGCTTTTTTATTTGTCATTGATTAGTTTAATATCCACCAATCTCGCTACAGCTAAATTCTCTTTGCTTTTCGCTAACCACTTGTCGCATTCCATCGTGTTTTCAATACGAATGATCGCTGAGTGATTATAAACATGTTCTACATATCCACGAAATGGATAGATGAATCCTTCTGCTTCACATCGAACCATGTCGCCGACTTTGAATTTTGGTTTCTTACGTGTTTTAGGGTTCTTTGTCGGCATATCTAGCATTAAACCGCCGATGCCGTGGCTGCTGGAGTAAAATCCGTCTTTTAGTTTCATTCCGCTTCCTCCTGTTTTAATTTTCACCATTTCTTTGTTGAAAACCCGCAACGTCTATACTGTTTAATTCGTTTCTTAGGTCTTTCTAGATCAACCAGAATAAATCTGTCGGATATATGATAATCTTCTATTACAGCCGTATACATTGGATTCGAAACCGAGTACCATGATCTTTTTTTATCAAACTCATCCGCATCATCTCTTGTAATTTCTATCATGTTAGCAGACATTAGATAGCTCTCTTCTTCTGCCTCGAATGGGCAGGAATATTCATCCCAGCTTCGAGGAAACCTGGCCAAATCTCTTTTTAAATAAACTTGAACATTCATTCCGCTTCCTCCTCATCATAGAAAATCATTCCACCCAAGACCTACGCTATGCATAAAGCAAAATTCGTTACACAATAGATGTCTTTTATGGTATTCATTCTTAAAACTCAATCTGTTTCCACATTCTGAACAATAAAGTTTCACTTTCTTATCTGGATAACCGTTTTTGATTAACTGCTTTTTAAATTGTTTATTTTTTTGGCGTTTATTCATTCCGCTTCCTCCTGTTTTAATCCCCATTGAGCGAATGCTGCTAGAACTTCAAATTCTTCTTTCATAGTAAAATCATCATAAAAACCAAAAATATTCGTCGGCATATCGTTTGCTGCATGCTTTAACACATAAAAAGGAAACGGCCATTGTGATTTTGCGTAATATTCTTCTAACCACTCCAACACGATTTTCTGGTTGTCGTTGAGCGCTTGTCCATGAGTGAGAACTTTACCCGATTCCCAATCTCCTGTTTTTCTAGCATATTCATATTGTTCTGCTGTTAAGTAATCGCTCATCTTTCTACCACCTCTTCCACTGGCACAGCAAATGGCCAGTATCTTTCATCAATTTCTTTGATTTCCGCTTCTGTTAGCTGATAAGCAGATTTTTCCCAAGTACATAGCGAGCGACTAATATCAAAACAGAAATCATTTCTGTTATTAAATTTCTTGATAAGATATAAGTCACCAATAATAACTTCATACAACGGTTCTTTCTCAACCTCGTAGCCGTTGTATAGGCTCAATAGTGTTTCATATGATTGTCTCGTTGCCCAAGCGAGTAATTCTTCTCCTTGTTCTTGCGTCAATATGCCATCTCGCACAAACCAATCACAGAAATAATATGAATCACCATCTTTAGATTTGATTAAATACGCTATTTTTTCAGCTTTTGTAAAAGGGTCCGTAAATTTCTCAAGCCAACCGGCCACGAGTTGTGGAATAACTGGTTTCTGCGGTTCGTCTATTTTTTCATTAACGTAATACCTGAATTTATACTCTCGTTATAGCAAGCAGCTATTGCATCATTTCCTATCGATTTAATACTTTCTAACTTTTTGATTATTTCCTGTTTATTCATCGCTGTTCCTCCTTCAAAATAGAAGCCATTTTTCCTTTTTATTTCGCAAAATACCCTTTTATAAATGCTAAGCGTTGTGCGTCATTGTTATATGTTTGATAAGCTTTGATAATTATTTTATTAACGTCACATGGTGTATACTTGTGTTCTACATCTTTTTCTTTTAACTCTTTCATCATTACTTTTGGTTGTTCCTCCTTTAGTTTGAATTTAAGATTGTGTGTTGCCAACTCAGTTGAAGACCAGTGGCTGTTTTCATCATCTAAAAGCACTGCTTCATTGACATCATCCAACACAACCTTATATTCTTTACCTACTTTCCACCATCGTTTATCTGATTTTGTACAAATATATGTTTGACCTTCTTTAAAATCTAATGTGTTCATTCTTTTTATTCCTCCTTACCCAAGTTCGACTTCTATCTCGTATTTATCAATCAATTCCTGTTTATTCATCGCTGTTCCTCCAAGTATTCGTCTAATATCTCTTTATATTTCTCTAAAAATTTGAAACGATCTTGATGAAGTTTCTTGCTCCAATTTGTTTGTCGATCCAGCTCACGCATCTGATCGAACCCTTTTTGAATTTCGTTGTAATAAAATTCAATGTTTGCTGCTGCTTTCCAATGCCTGCTACTTCGCACTCCTGCTCCTGTTTCAGCCATTTCCAACTTAACTAATTCCGCTCGTTCTTTTGATTTTTTATCTTTCTGAATCTTCATCATGATTTTCTTGAGGATGATGTCACTGTATTGTGTAATGAGATCCATTATTTCTCCTCCACAGCACAAAACGCACTTCTCATCAATATTGCATCTAGTGCTTCGTTAACTAACACGCTTGTCCATTCTCGTAACACTTCGTAATCTTCCCAATCGATATCATCTTCTCCGATATTGGCTCTAGCTAGTAATTCATCTACAGTCAAATCATTTTTACTTTCATTTATAATTCCTTGTAGTGTTACAATTGATATTTTCATCTTTATTTCTCCTCCACATACCTAAACTGTCTTCCTTTTGAATCAATCCATAAGCTCCTAGCTCTATCCCAGATAATGTTTTTGCTCAGTCCAGTAATTTCAGATAACTGTTCAGCTGTACCCGTTACTAGAATTCGATCACCATGCCAGATTGCAATTTTTCTCGGCGTTTTCCGTTTAGGCTTTTCAGTCCACATTGATTTACCGAGCTTTTGGACTTCTGCAACTATTTCTTTGTCTTCCTGCCAAGATTCTGACTTGGTTAATTCAGCAATTCGTTTCATTGTCGCTTTCTTATCCACGCTCATTCCTCCAATCTACGAATTTCCCTTCTTAAGTTCTCTATGTGCAAATCGATTGCCTTTCTAGCCGTTTCATTGACCATCACTGCCTTTGTCCGCTCCAGATCGTCAATTTCACGTTGAATGCTTCGAATACGCATTTGAATCACTTCTTCTGTTGTCATGATGATTCCTCCACGTATCTAAACGTTCTCTTCTTAGCGTCTGTGTAGCCACACCTTGCTCTTTTCCTCACGATTTTCTCGTGCAAGCCTGTGAGACTTGCTAACTGCTGGGCAGTTCCTGTGACTAGAATTTTGTCGCCATGCCAGATTGCGATTTTTCGCGGTCTTGGCTTGTTGCTCTTGTCTGCCCACATCTCTCTTCCAAGTCTCATCACTTCCGAAGCAGCTTCTTTGTCATTTTGCCAATCTTCTGAATAAGTCAATTCGATAATTCGCTGCATTGCCGCTTTCTTATCCATCCCGACGTTCCCCTTTCAATAATTTGAGTACTTGATCAAGTGCGCTCTCACGTCCACCATGGAACGTGTTGAGCCACTTGTCTTCGTACGAGGCGCTTTGTCTTAAAGCTTCTTGATGCATTAGTTCGATCTGTGCTGTAAATGTTTTTAGATCCATCTGATTACACCTGCTCAAGTTCACTAAGATGTTTTTGCAATCCTTTAACGCAATCAACAAATAGTAATTTTATATAAGCTAAATTTCTTAATTGTGTTGCATCGATATAAAGTGCGAAATAGTATCTGAGTTTACTCCAACTTGAACGATCATTCTTAATTCGTTCGATTCCAGCTTCATCAAGTTGTTCATAAACGTCTCTCAGAATCTCTATTTCCTCACCAGTTTTGTAACTTGCTATTTCATTGATCAGTTCTAGATAATCGATTTTCAATTTTCCACCTCTTAGAATGGTGCTTTGGATTGTCTATTAGCTCGTTCTAGCGCTTTTTTCTTTTGATAGGCTTCTTGGTCGATTGCCCATTCAGGAAGCTTCTCTCGTCTTCCTGTGCGCTTGTATCCACTGCTTGCGTTCTTAGGTTCACTTTTTTCTTTCCTTGCCCAACTTCGAATAGTTGCCAAATAGTTTTTATAAGTCTTACCTGATGATTCACAATACTCAGATAGCCGTTCTATTCGTTCTTGATAGTCATTAGGGAATTCTATTTTGAGTTTTTCCATTTGGTCTTCTGACAAAAGCACATTTTTATACTCTCCGTATTTATGACGGATAGGCTTAGCCTTCGATTTTTTCGAAGGCGGTAACTCTCTTATATATTCTTTTGTATTATTAAATGTATTATTAAAAGATGTATTATTATCTTTGACTTTTTCGTCAATAGGGGTATTGCGTTTTTCGTCAATAGGGTATTGATTAATTCGTAGGTACCTATTGATTATTTGATTGGTACCCTCTTTGTAAATGATTTCCCGATTCAAGTATCCAAACTTAATCAAATCACTTACCCATCGCGATATGGTCTCTTTATTCACACCATATAAATCTGCAAAGTACTCATTGCCTGCCCAACAAAAGCCTCTTTCATTACACAAGGCCGTTATCTCTCCGTATAACAACTTAGTATTTGGTTTAAGTCTTTTGTCGTACCTTACGTTGGCTGGTATAATCGCATAATAACTTCGATGTTCTGTCATTTTTACCCTCCAATATTTAACTTTTTGATTGTTTCCTGGTTTAACTTGATCCCTTTGATTTGATATTTATTTTTGAAATTGATCACACCTATTTTGTGTTTCTCCGTATGATGGATTCTGCAGAGTGCTGCAAATGTGTACTCTGAATGATCAACTTCTTTGCGCTTTCGTCTTCCTAACGCTTTATCAAAGTGATCGATATCAGCTCCTGTTTTGCCACAGATGCAGCAGACTCTTTTTGTGATGCATTTGTAGAAGTAATATTCTTGATTAGCTGGTAAAATCTCATAACCTTCTTTGAAAGGAATATGATGTTCAAAGATAAAATCTAGGATGATATTCGCTAAGATATTGGCATCACTCACGGTTGTGCTCGATTCGTCTTTGAGGCTTATTTCGCGCCCTGTGACACCTTCGAAACGGAAGTAGAAGAATTCCTTCCAGAAGTCCGTTGGCATGCCTGTATCGATGAAAATATCGCCTATGAGCGCATAGATGAAGTTTCTTTGCTGTACTGTGAACCGACGTGGATCAATAAAGCGAATTTCAATGATTCGATCGCCATCATAGCCGTCATACATCGTTTTCAGCCGTTCGATATTTACTTCTTCGTTGATTGTTGCACCAATGTCGTTACCTTTAAATTTCTTTAGTACCGCCGAGTATGAATCTATTAGTGGTTTAAACACTCATATCACTTCTCTTTTGTTTCTTCTCTGTACTGATCTTCAAGCCAATTAACGCCTCGTTTTAGAATGCCCAAGTCTCTCTTGGTCCATTTACTGTCATCAGCGGTTATAGAAGCCGCATCAGTCAATGCAACAATTGCTTCATCAATTGATTTTTCGTACTTGTTAGCAACCAGTTGTAAAGCATCCAAGAATAGCTTTTTGCTTCTTTGAGTAGCTGGTTCAAGCATCGAGACATCTTCTGGCATATCTTCGCCAGCAAATATATATAGCCCTAGCCCAAACATTGCTAGATTTTTTACAAGACAGCGCATGATCGTTTTGTTGATATCAAACATAGTTGCTGCTTCAACTCGCTTTTCGATTTTTCCAACAATCTCTTTTTTCTTCGTTTCGTTATTCCACTGATAATCATTGACTTCGTAGGTATATGGCTCATCTTTCATTGCCTTGTTTGCACCATCCATGACTGGTAACCACATGTCACGCTTTACTCCGTTGACTGTGATACTGGTAAAAACCATATAGCCTGTTTTTTCATCAAAGAGGTATGGACGATGCGTTTCTGGATCACGATAGATTTCATAATCTACTGCCTCACACACTTTGCTAACTTCTGCCCAAGCCCATGCCCACGAAAGATAAGTGAGGTTATTTCGTTTTTCAGTAACATCTTTCACATTTATTTTGTATAAGCTATTAAAAAGCGTATTATCACTTCTATTTTTCAAAGGTTGTTCCTTTTCACTCATCAAATTCTGCCTCCATTTCAGCGATGTATTTTTTGCCTTGTCCGTAATAAGAGATATCAATCAAGTTATCCCTTTCGTACTCTTCGAGCGCATCAATCAAGCCATCTTCGGCGACATAAATATATTCAGGTTTATTCGAATGTTTCGATAGATGGATAAGGTAAACATGATCCCAAATACTCACAAAGTTTCCCAAGTCATCTTGATCACATGCTAGTTCTTCATTTGTAAAAAGATTTCGTCTGATTTTTCGGTTGTTTGTTTCCTTACTATTCGATTTGCCCCAATCAGGATCGGCCAAATATTGATCTAGAGTGGAAAGTTCATTTTCCATATGTTAAAATCTCCTTAGTTATGATTTTTTGAGTGACTCATTGCTTTGGTCGGCGGAGTCACTTTTTTATTTGTTGCCATGCTTTTTTCTTTTCGATATGTTGCTTGCTTAAAATAATAGGACGGTTATTGGTCCACCAATTATCAGCAATCACTTTACCGATTTTTAGTGCTTCTTCTCGTGCCATAGTTGCTCCTTTCTTTTGAATCAAGCAGATTGATTAAAACCATCAATGCTGCGAACAAACTTCCCCCGATAATACTTTGGTGTGCTACTATCACTAATAGCCCCAAAATGAATCCTATAAAAAGTGTGTCTGTCTTCTTCATAATCTAATCTCCCTATTTTTTATTTCTAGCATTCTCAAATCCTCAAGTTCAGAAGCAATTAGTTCATCTTGTCTATCTGATAGCTCATCGGCTTTTCTAAGCGCTTCACGATCATCTTGTAATTGTTTCCTGCGTTGTTTAATCAAACGGAGAATTTGATGTTCTTGTTGCAATGTGTAAGACATAAAATCATTCTCCTTTGCCTTTAGAACTCAAAGTTTTCTTTCAAAAATCTTTGGAGTTCCGATCGTTCAATTCTGATGTCTAACTTGCTCCACTGCTGTGTTTTTAAGCCTAGGTTTATCCAATGTGTTAATTTGTCATCACCAATGCCTAAAATTTTTTTCACCTCTGATTTGTTTGGATACGGAGGAAGCTCCACTGACTTGTTCATTACCTTCAGTCGTTCATCAAGTGCATCTAAAACCTTTCTTACTATTTGTTCTGTCAACTCATCTGCTATCAATTCATCTGGTACTGTAATCTTCATCAAATTTTCCTCCTAATATTTTTGTTTACTTTTTACTCTGAAAATAATCAACTTGCTTCCTTCAAAACATCTGAAGGAGACAATATTTTTACACGATATTTATTTGCGTCTTTCCATTTTAAAAACCAAATAAAAGTATGGTAATGAATAAATGTGGTTGAATGTCCTGGACGAACAATTCCTTCTGAAAATTCAGGAATTGTTTCCATTTCCTTGCAGTATTCAACTAAAGTAGTTTTTGACATGCCGTGGAACTTCTCCAAGATCAAACTTTGACGATACCAATCGTCTGGGTTTGCTGCCTTCTCAGTAGCTTCTATCAACTCCGAAAGCGTTGGTTTTTTCATTTCGTTTTCCTCCTCTACAATTCGTACATAGTGATAATCGAATCTATAATTCTGTTTGCTTCTGCAGAAGTCTTTTTACCGTTTAAAATTAAAGATAAATAGCTTTTACTAATTCCAAATCTTTCAGCAAGCATGGTGTAAGTTAAGAACTTCGAACTTTCGACATATTCTTTGATTTTTTCTCTATCTCGTTGAGTGATTTCTGCAATGTCAGTCATACTAAAACTCCTTTCTAACAAATTTCCTCTAAATCCATTTGAGGGTAATAGCCCTCTGCGATTAATAAGTTGTAAATAAACACTCGCCCTTTCTGTGTCCATTTGGTATTCATTACAACTTTAGTGCCGCCATCGGCTTTCGGAATCTCACTTGTGTGCGATTTTGTGTATCCTTGGTTCATATGTTTTCGGTAAAGTATCCATTGTCCGCTAACTTTATGTTGAACACCTAACTCGTTAAGCAATTTGTTTAGAGCAATTGCCGACATTCCGTAATCAGCTGCAATTTGAGAAGTCGCTACCGTATCTGTCGATGAAAGAATCGTATCTAAGTAGCTAATCTTTGGTTCGTACTCGGCAATTTGTTGTTCGAGTAATTGGTTCTTTTCTTCTAAATCCGCTGCTAAACGCAATGCTTGTGCAAAACTTTGAGGTACGTTTGAATAGCTACCTGTTTTTCTAATTGTTGGAAGGACTTCACTCGTTACCCAACGTTTGAACTTCTTTGCGTTTGGTAGCTTGGATTTAAGTATTAAACTGTATAGACCTGATTCGTTGATAATCGTCATCTCTCTCGATTGACCTGAGGTCGTGATTCGCGACCCCATCTTATCTTCCAAATCTACATGCCGCGACAAAGCATCTTTAGTGTTTGAATAACCCAAAACACTTGCAACGTCTTTTCCTACAAAATATGGCTCGTCATTTACTAAAATAGTTCGAACTTCGTTTTGTTCGAAATTGAAAATTTGTGGTGTGTTCATTTTTTCATTCCTTTCTTTGGTATAATTTCCTTATCAGTGTGACAGGCTGAAATAATTGATAAGGAGGTGGCAACTTTGAAAGACTATAAATTGGATTTCCAGTCTGAATTGCCCATAGAGTTCGTAAATGAATTCAAAATTGAGGCGCCAGATAAAACTCGTACATTATTTACTTTCAACCACGATATGATTCTTCAAGAATTCGAAGATGATACTGTAATATGCGTTGCTCGTGATAGTGAGTTTTTAACTATCTATTCGAACCGTAAATTCAATCAGACAATACCGGTACGAAGCAAGAAGGTTATTATTTATTTTGAGGAATAAGCTTTCCTTCACCCGTCTGCGGATCATATTCTATTTTCGATTCTGGATGTTTGCGTTTAGTGTGCTCCTGGCTACTCGCAATAGCTTGGAGCAATTCTGCTATTTCTTGTGGCGTTGCTTCAATGCTAATTTTCATGTTGTTACCTCCTTCTCTGGTATACTCACTATTGAAAGTGAGGTGGATCTATGAGTAGAAAAACCAGTGTTAAAATCAGTGGCGACCTTGAAAAAATCATAAAATCCGAAGCAAACAAGATTTTAAAAAAGGGCGTCGATTATACTTGTCCTTCCTGTGGTAAAAAAATTAAAATATCTAATGGAAAAAACAAGTGTAAATATTGCGGAGCTGAAATTGATTTCAAGGGCAAGGTTTAGTCCTGCTTAATCTCAATTTCAAATTCCTTTGAAGCCAATTCGTCTGCCAACGTTTTGGCTTCTTTTAATAACTCAATATATCTTTCAGCTTTTTTTGTTGCATCATCAATTCCGATTATTTCTACAGTTATTAATTCAGTTTTTTTATTTTCCATCTATTTCTCTCCTATCGAATTTTATGATCGCGAATAACTTCCAGAATAAAGGCGTTAACAGCTGGACCTTTATCTTTTCCACTTAAAACACGCTGAATCCAAGTTCTCGATCTACCATATGCAGTGGCCAAATCGTATTCTGAAATATTATTTGCTTTCATAAATTCTTTGATGGCTTCCCGCCCATTATCGATATTACTCACTTCACACACTTCCTTTCTTTTTGTTTAGAAAGAAAATTGGATAGAAAAGTATATTTTTAGTTGACTGCAAACTATACTATAGTGTAGTATATAGTCATAGTTAAATAAGCCTACAACAAACCCTTTATTATGCAATCGGTCGCCAAACTTAATGCTATAAGGTGTGTTTTTAGTTTGCTTTTTTTCTATCCAATTAACTTACAAAACCAATATACACTATAGTATTGTTTATGTCAACGCAAAACTACACTTTTTTATTGGTTTTTTGTAAAGAAAAAAGGAGAATGCTGGTATGACAGTATTTGAGCGGATAAAATTTCTTGCAAAAAAACATTCAAAAACAATGAAACAAGTAACAATTGATTTAGGATACAGTGAAAACTATTTCTATAGTTTAAAAAGTGGAAAACAACCATCCGCTGAAAAATTGCAAGAAATTGCTGACTATTTCAATGTCTCTGTAGACTATCTTCTAGGTAGAGAAGAAAAAGAGACCCCTAAACACGTGGATTTATCAGAAGATGATACTGTATTTTCTTTTGATGGAAAAGAAATATCTAAGGAGACAATGCGTAAAGCGATTGCAATTGCTAAAGCTTTAGAAGAAAATGAATAGTTGGAGTGATGGGTTGTATGTATTTAAAGTTGAAAGAAATGCTGAGTGAGTATAATTTAAAGTTAATCTATATGGAAATGGAAGAACCAGGTTTTTATTATCCAAAACCAAGAATAGTATTTTTGAATGAAAAACTACACGAAGACAGTTCTGAAGCTTTTCATTTAGCCCATGAGCTCGGTCATTTCATTGCTTCACATTTTGAATATTCAGTACTGTACGATAACTCTGCAACTTTTCATTCAAAATTCGAAACTGAAGCTGATAAAATTGCAATTATGATTTTACTAAATATCTTTATTGAGAACGAACTGACTGATGAAACTCAGTTCAAATTAGAAAATTTCATGAAGTTCTACTCTATCAATAATAAGTTAAGAACAGAATGTTTTAATGTTTGCCAGTCATATTTCAAGAAAAAATACTCTTATGCACAGTAAAAAAAAGCCCGTGCTGCAACACGGGCTCATGAGAGCGACTTCATTTAAAAAGTCAAATCTATTTTACCATAGAAATGGAGAGTTAGGATGGAAAAAAATTTAGGTCAACATATTATTACATGTAAAAATTGTGGCAGTAACAGAGTTTCTGTAACGTCCCCTAGATCAAATGGTTGTATGCTTTTTTTTATAGGACTAATGCTTCTAAGTTTCGGCTTTTGGATTCCTATAATTGGATGGTTAATAATGATTCCTTTAGGAGGAATAATGATGCTATTATCTTTTTTTGTTCCTTTATTACAAAAAAATTATAGCGTGACGTGTAAAGCCTGTGATAATAAGTTTGAAGTTTCTAAAAAACAATACCAAAAATACATTAAAGAAATTAAGTAATAATAAAACACGCCCCACCGTCCAGAGTAAGAGCGTGCTTTTAGAAAACAAACCTATATAGGTCTATTTGTTATGCCTATTATAGCAAATGATAGGAGATGTTAAAAGTGTGGGTTGAACAAACCAAAGATGGGCGATTCAAGTTTATTGAAAGATATGTAGATCCTTATACAGAAAAAACACGGAAAAAATCTACAACACTTACAAGTAATTCACCACAAGCGTGGAAAAAAGCTCAGAAAATTCTAGATAAAAAAATTAAAGAAGCACTCGAAGATTACAATAAATCAGATATCACTTTTGGTAAGCTGTATAAAGAATGGCATGAATATTATAAGCAGCATGTTAAACGTACTAGCTATTTGAAGGTTCCAATGATGATGAAACATGTTTCTAAGCACATAAGCGATGATACGATCGTTAGAAACATTGATGAGACACTCATTAATAAGATAATTGAAGATATGTATACGTTTGGTGACCTCTCACTGAACTACACAAAACAAACAAAAACAACTCTATCTGTTATGCTAAATTATGCAATCGATAGAAAATACATTCAAAGAAACCCTGCGCTAGCAGTTAAAATCCATCCTAAAAAAGTGGAAGAAGAAAAAAGAAGGCTTTCTATGAATAAAAAATATCTGGAGAAAGAAGAAATTGATCAAATACTGAAACAGCTATACTCCAATCCTCGCAGAAAACTACACGGCAGAATAGCTGAGTTTCTATATTTAACTGGTTTGAGATATGGGGAATTGCTAGCTTTGCAAATGAAGGACTATGAGGATGGGAAAATTTCCATTAATGGGACCTTAGATTACACATCTATGAAAATGGATAATGCTATAAAAACAACTCCAAAAAATACTTATTCGCAACGTGAAGTGCAATTACCCAATCGTGCAAAAGAATTGATTGAAAGTGTGATAGCTGACAATATTCTTGAAGGTAGACCCACAGATCCCGATCAATATATATTTATATCTACAAGTGGCACCCCGCTTACGCTGCACTCATTTAACGCTATACTCCATAAAGTAGAGGAAGAGTTGGAATTAGAAAAAAGTCTATCCTCACATATATTCAGACATAGCCACGTTTCACTATTATCTGAATTAGGCGTACCTCTTAAAGCCATTATGGAGCGTGTAGGGCATTCTGATGCAAACACAACTCTGTCTATTTATAACCATGTAACAAAAAGAGCCAAACAACAAGTAATTGATAAACTAAATAGCCTTTGATATTTTTGCCCCTTCTTTGCCCCTTTTGCTTAAAATAAAACAAAAAAAGAAGAAAGAACCCTATTTTAACAGGGTTCTTTCTTAATTACTACATCATACCGCCCATCAAGACAAACGTTTTTAGCTTGTACGTACTGGACAAAAATCCCATTATATCAAGAAAAAACAACGTTGATAATACTTAAAATTATTAGGCTAGAACGGACTAGTAAGAGTTTTTTGCCCCTTTTTTGCCCCTCAAATATCGCTTTACAGTCAGAACATAAGTTCGTATAATCGTTTTGAGGTGATTTTTATGATGGAAGACTTTATTAGAAAAAATATCAGTGATGAATATGCAGATTTTTATGAGCAAAGCAGCAAAAAAGATAAATTCCAGATGGATGTTTCAATTTTAGCTATATTAGCTTTTTCCGAAAATAAACAACCTGTAACTGCAAAAAAAGAAACGGTATTCTCTGAAGGTAAAATAAAAACTCGATATATATTAGAGGTAGAAACTAAGTTTAAAAACTGATTGGAGTAATGGTTATGCTTTTTAATGAGACGCAATTATGGTTTAAATTCGATCCTTCGAATAGATTTATCAAAGATTTTTATAAAGTATGGAATTCAGAAGTTTTCTTTTTAGCAATCGAAGATAGCTTATTAATCAATCTCTACTATTCTAATAAGAACTACTTTAAAATTCCTGCTGCGAAAACTAGAATGAAGAAAGATGTATATTTTTTGTTTGATGTCGTGACTGACGTGCCAGACGCTCGAAGCGATCATCGGCGTTATGACTATATAAAGTATACTTTCGTTGATCCAGAAAGATACAAAGATTAAAGTAGGCTACCTAAAAAGGTAGCCCGGAATGGATTTTATCACCATACTTATGAAAGGAGATATTTTTTAAGTTGGTATTAAGATTGTGTAATATGATGATATCTATATTTTATAGTATCAGTGCTATAAAATCAAAAATAAGTCACTAATTAACTATCACTCCAATTGTAAGCCTTTTTCCCATTATTTTTTACAGTTATATGGTATGCTTTTTAATGGCTTCAAATATAAAAGAGTTTAAAGCGTAACACACTTTTGGGGAGTGGTTTTTGGGGAACGCTTTAAACTCTTCTTTATTATTATCTCACAATATAACCCAAATGTCTTTCTATTTAAAAATCAAAGTAAAACTTTTCAAATATACAGAAGTATAACTATGTGAAACATCCTTTCATTAATCCATAAAAGGATACATAAAAAAGCCACTCATTTGAGTGGCAATGAAGAAAAGCTTTAGCTTGTATAATACTCTTCAAAAAATTCTAACACAGAACGATTCAAATGGCTACATTAATGTACCCTGTAGGACTCGAGCCTACGACCGGACGGTTATGAGCCGTCTGCTCTAACCAACTGAGCTAA